CATTACTTCAGCCCTCTGAATTTTAGTGTTTTAATAGCACACTTCACGCACACTAGCTCACCGTCAATATAGGCCATGCTGTGCCGTGGTTTACTTGTGGTGCCGCATTTGCTGCATTTGTTGTTAAGCATTGGACATAACCCCCGCTCTTGCGTTTGCTTCATCAACAAACTTGCGCTTCTGGTATTCTACAGTATACGCAAAGTCTTCGCTAGCAAGCACTGCTTCGACTAAATGTTCCTCCAAGAGTAGCCTAACGGCATCCTCCGACAGTTCAGAAACTAGGTCATATACACTTTCCGCCATTCTTTCATTCCGCTCGTCGTTGTAGTGGTTGCTCAATGCGTCATCCTCCGGTTGATTCCAAGGACACCTTGGGTTGCTTTCGTCGCTATCTGCGCGGTCAATCATGCCGCTAGGGTATAGGCTAGTGCCTAGTGTGTTGAATAAGTCCATAATTAAAATCCCCAAATGGTTAGTGTTGCTTCCCAGTCTACCACCAAGATAAACACAAGACAAGCCATTGCTGCAATGTGCCAGCGTTTAATGGGTTGCTCTTGTTGCTTAGGTTGCATGGGTTGCAAGCGGTTTGGTTTGTAGTCTTTGCGAATCATCTATGCTGCCTCCATCTCATCACGCACCAAATCGCGCAGGTCATCTATTAATTCCACGTTTAGAGCTTCTAGGTCATCTATTGACACCTCACGCACTAGATGACGCTGCACAGTGCTGGGTGAGCAGTCTTCCTCATGCGCTACAAACTCACAGAAAGCGGTGATAGCCAAGGCCCGTAACGCCCTGTCGCTTTTGTAGCCCCTGCGCACTCTGTCGCATATGGCTTGGTATTGGCCAATACCATGGTATGACCCATCAATCCAGCACCTAAAAAACCTTCTGTACCAAGTGTTACAGTCTGTTATGGATTCTTTGATGTTGTTAGCTGTTGGTAAGTCTCTCATTGTCTTAGTTCCTTATTGGTTTTGGTAATGTTTCCACAAGTGCCCACTGGTGTCAATGGGCAACAATAGAACATTAACTACTTTCTAGCTTTTTTTACTTTGTAAACGTACAGAACTCGTTTACGGCTTCCGTTATCCGCTGCCCAATCTTCCAGCACACCGTCACGCACGCAGCTAATATGTCCACGAGTATGCACTAGGAACGTGCCGCGCTTTGGTAACTTTCTCGTGGCCGTTGCTAATGTTTTAGGCCAATTATAAACGTCATCATCCATTATAACGCTGTAGCCGAGTTCTCTTATGGTGTTATGCGTCCATACTGAAGGCGTGCCGCGTCCTTCTTTTCTCCCTTTCTTATACAATAAACTTCGGGCCTTTCCAAAAGGTATTTGTGCTGCTACTGACAAGGCAATAACCGCGCAATAACCGCGCTCCCTTGGGTAGTATTTAGTGGCTACCCTTTTCAGTTCTTGATAGTTGAACATATCAACTCCCGTTGTGGCTTAATAATGCCGACTATCGCTAGTAGACATTAGTAAGCCTTAGCCGTAGGGAACCAACCGAAGTTGATAACTCGTGATGCTTTATAAGTAAGAACTTAACACCGGCCCGTTAAGGCCTTCTCGTTCCACTAGGCAAGCCTACGGCTAGGCTTTTCTAAGTCTCTGTTAGTAACTCGTTGGTTTCGCTTGCTGGCCAAGGGCACTTGGGCAAAACCTCTAAGGCTATTCAGAGTAGTTGAGCGTCTCAGCGTATCTTGGCTTGCCCCTTATCACGGCCCCTTGGCACCGTAAGGCAAGCTAGGTATTGCTCCCGAAGGCTTACCCGCTCAACTTGGAAACCATTATGCCTACCTCAATGCATAAATCTAGGGGGTGAACATGTGCATTCTTCATGTTTAGCTAAAGGCACTTGAATTTTGTTCATGTTGTATGGGGTGTCTAAAGGGATGCCAAAGGGTACTACAGTAACACTCACTCTCAGGCATTCTCAGGTTGTCTCAGGTAGTCTCAGGCACCCAATAGGCGCGACATCACCCAAGGCCAGCCTTAAAAAGCCTTAGAATGCACAAGGGCGTGGGGTTAACGTAAGGGCCGGGGGGTGCGCGTGGCTGCGACCTTTTGTTGTAGTTCCCACTGACATACAAAATAGACCAAAATTAGGTCAAATTAACCAATAGTTAGTGTATACTAACCTCTTGTATCCTAAAGAAAACTAAAATTTAACAAAAAGACACTAAAAGGAGTGCTGTTATAACTAAATAATCTAAAATAATACTTGACTTTTACTAAAAAATATGTTATAATCAAAAAGTATTCTTAGGTACTAAGGTAAATACTTTATGGATCAACCTAAACGTAAAAGAGGGAGACCAAAGAAGACTGATGTAGTCTCTAAAACCGCTGGAAACAGGGGTAAAGTAGGGCGGCCAAAGGGTGACGCTAGCATTATTAATGAATATAAGGCTAGAATGCTTGCTTCACCTAAATCTAACAAGGTTCTGGAAAGTATTTTTAATGCTGCTCTTAACGATGACCATAAAAATCAAGCAGCAGCATGGAAACTAGTGATGGACAGGATGCTGCCATTGAGTTATTTTGAAAAGGATTCAGCCAGTGGACGACAGAGTGTGTCAATTACTATCTCAGGCGTTGGGCAAGTGGCCACAACTGTCAATGACCCAAGTGAAGACAATACCATTGAAGGAGAGTACACGGAAAGTGATATATAAATACTTCAAGTTAGATGACTTTAAGTGTCAAGAGACAGGTGAGAATGAGATAGATGAAGACTTTGTTAGAAAACTGGATGAGCTAAGGGAAGCCTGTGGTTTTCCTTTTGTAATCACCAGTGGCTATAGGTCTCCTAAGCATTCCATAGAAGCTAAGAAAGCTAAGCCGGGGACTCATGCCCAAGGTATAGCTGCGGACATTAGAACCACTAGCGGCCAACAGCGTCATAAGATTATTAAGGCTGCTATGATTATGGGATTTAACGGGATAGGTGTCGCTAAGAGCTTTGTGCATGTGGACACTAGGAAGTCTAGTCCTGTTGTGTGGTCGTATTAATGTGTTTGGGTTATGGGAACTTTAAGGGTTTATGACTGACCTAAACATAGAGTTACTCCCTTGGCAACAAGATGTCTGGGGAGACACTACAAGGTTTAAGATTGTCGCTGCTGGTAGACGTACTGGCAAGTCCAGACTAGCGGCATGGTTGTTGATTGTCAACGCCTTGGAGTCCAGTAAGGGGAATGTGTTTTATGTAGCACCGACCCAAGGACAGGCTAGAGACATCATGTGGCAGACACTGCTTGAACTGGGGAATCCAGTGATTGTGTCTAGCCACATTAACAATCTACAGATTAAGCTAATCAACGGTGCAACCATATCGTTGAAAGGCGCGGACAGGCCAGAGACTATGCGTGGTGTGTCCTTGAAGTTTCTGGTCATGGACGAATACGCAGACATGAAGCCTGAAGTATTTGAGCAGATTCTTAGGCCAGCCTTGGCTGACCAAAAGGGGAATGCGTTGTTCATTGGTACGCCAATGGGACGTAATCACTTTTATGAGTTGTACCAGTACGCTGAGTTAGAGGATGACCCAACGTACAAAGCGTGGCACTTTACGAGCTATGACAACCCTCTGTTGGATGAGGATGAGATAAACGTAGCTAAAAAGAGTATGTCAAGCTATGCGTTCAGACAGGAATTTATGGCGTCCTTTGAAGCCAGAGGTTCTGAGATGTTCAAGGAGGATTGGGTCAAGTTTGGCGAAACTCCTGAGTACGGTGACTACTACATAGCCATTGACTTAGCTGGCTTTGAGGAAGTCAATAAGCAACGTACTAAGAACAGTAAACTAGACGAGACAGCCATAGCGGTTGTCAAGGTCAATGACAATGGACATTGGCACGTAGAGAACATAGTGCATGGGCGCTGGGAGTTGTCTGAGACAGCCAGAAAGATCTTTGAGGTTGTCAGGGACTACAGGCCCATAGGCATAGGGATAGAGAAAGGTATTGCTAGACAGGCTGTTATGTCCCCGTTGACGGACATGATGAAGCGGTACGGGATGTTCTTTAGGGTTGATGAGTTGACCCACGGAAACAAAAAGAAGACTGATAGGGTCATGTGGGCGCTACAGGGCAGGTTTGAAAATGGTTTCATTACCTTATCCAAAGGTGAATGGAACAGTCGGTTCTTAGACCAGTTGTTTCAATTTCCTGACCCACTGACACATGATGACCTTGTAGACGCACTGGCTTACATAGACCAGTTGGCTAAGATAGCGTACACATACGACTTTGAAATAGATGACCATGAAGTTTTGGACACAGTAACGGGGTACTAAGATGGCTAAACAGGGACTTTACTCAAACATAAACGCTAAACGCAAGCGTATTGCCAGAGGGTCTGGTGAGACAATGCGTAAGCCCGGCTCTAAAGGCGCACCGACTGCCAAAGCCTTCAAACAGGCAGCTAAGACAGCTAAAAAAGGGAAGAAAAAGTAATGGAGTACGGTGACAACGACACCCTTGCCACTGAGCAACATATTGAAGATTGGGTCATAGACAAGTGCAATACTTGGCGTGACCACTACGAATCCAACTACGCAGAGCGTAACGAAGAATACTACAGGCTCTGGCGTGGTATCTGGGCATCCCAAGACTCAGACAGAAAGAGTGAAAGAAGCAGAATTATCAGCCCTGCATTACAGCAGGCTGTAGAGTCCAGCGTAGCGGAAATTGAAGAAGCTACATTTGGTCGCGGTAAATACTTCAGTATTACTGATGACATGGACGATCAGGACAATCAGGACATTGTGTACCTGAGAACCAAACTCCACACTGACCTAGAGAAAGCAAAGCTACGTCAGTCTGTAGGAGAGTGCCTTATCAATTCAGCAGTCTTCGGAACAGGGATTGGTGAGGTAGTGCTTGAGGAAGTCAAAGAGATGGCTCCCGCCACCCAACCTATCATGGGTGGTGAGTTGACAGCAGTGGGTGTCAATGTGACTGACCGAACAATGGTCAAGCTGCGACCCATCCTTCCTCAAAACTTTCTCATCGACCCTGTTGCTACCAACGTAGACAATGCGCTTGGAGTTGCTGTAGATGAGTTTGTGTCGCGCCACTTGGTAGAGGAACTACAGGAGTCTGGAGTGTACGCTGATGTGTACGTCGGTAACGCTCCAAGAGACTATGAGCTAGAGCCTGACCAAGAGCTATCCAGCTTTGATGACGACAAAGTACGTCTAACAAAATACTACGGTAAAGTACCTCGACATCTGCTACTGAAGTCTGAAAAAGAACTGATGATGCAGGACGATGAGGACATAGCTGAGATAGAAACACTTGTTGAAGATGATGACGAAACAACTGAAAGTTTCTACGTGGAAGCAATCATTGTCATTGCCAACGGCGGCATACTCCTGAAGGCTGAAGAAAACCCCTACATGATGGGTGACCGCCCTATCGTTGCATTCCCTTGGGATGTTGTGCCGGGAAGGTTCTGGGGTCGCGGTGTTTGTGAGAAAGGCTTTAACAGCCAAAAGGCGCTTGATACAGAGCTTCGCGCACGTATTGATGCCCTATCCCTTACTGTCCACCCAATGCTCGCTATGGACGCCACACGGCTTCCTAGAGGGTCTAGGCCAGAGGTGCGCCCCGGAAAGATTGTCTTAACCAACGGTGACCCACGGCAAGTCCTACAACCCTTTAACTTTGGTCAAGTTAGTCAGATTACATTTGAGCAAGCCAATGCGTTACAAAGAATGGTACAGATGTCTACAGGAGCGATTGACTCTGCTGGCATCCCCGGAAGCATCAATGGAGAGGCTACAGCTGCTGGCATCAGTATGTCTCTTGGTGCTATTATTAAGCGTCACAAACGCACACTAATAAACTTCCAAGACTGTTTCCTAATACCGTTTGTTAAGAAAGCTGCGTGTCGTTACATGCAGTTTGACCCTGAAAACTACCCTGTTGCTGACTACAAGTTCAACGCTACTTCCACACTAGGCATCATTGCCCGTGAGTACGAAGTAACACAGCTTGTACAGCTACTGCAAACAATGTCACAGGACTCACCTCTGTACAACACACTTATAGAGTCCATCATTGACAACATGAACCTGTCAAACCGTGAGGAACTGACTGCTAGACTACAGGAAGCAGCACAGCAATCACAACCTACTCCAGAGCAACAACAGCTAGCTCAGGCTGCACAACAGGCACAATTACAGTTCCAGCAGTCTCAGACAGCGGCGTTGAATGGACAAGCTACTGAGTCACAAGCCAGAGCGCAGAAGATGGCTGTAGAAACTCAGTTGGCACCACAGGAGCTAGAGATTGACAGGATCAAGGCTATCACAACCAACCTACAGGCAGGCGACCAAGACGATAAGGAGTTTGAACGTAGGCTGAAGATGGCACAAACCATGCTGAAAGAGAAAGAGATTGATCTCAAGATTGGACAGCAGCAACGGCAAGGATAGTAACATGGTAATCACTTCAGTACAATTTCAAGACGCTATAAACCAAATCAACGCCAAGTTTGAAGAACTTGAAAACAAGATTAAGGAACTAGAATCTAAGAATGAAGCGAAAAAGCCAGCGCAGACGCGCAAGACTAAACAAGAGGCTGCTTGATGGCGAAACCAAGGAAAGGAAAAGCAAAGGTAAAGGTAACCTCTAGCGGGAAGAAAGTCTCCTACGGACAGGCTGGTTCAGCAAAAGGCGGTGGCCCTAGAGTCAAGCCGGGAACTAGCAAAGGAGACAGCTACTGTGCTAGAAGTTTAGGTATCAAAAAGAGACTGCCTAAGAAAAAACAGAATGACCCTAACACTCCGAACAACCTGTCACGTAAGCGTTGGAAGTGTTCAGGAGCTAAGTCAAGAAAAAAATAAGGACTAACCACAATGGAATCTGAGTTTATACCTGTATTTGATGACCCTGAAACAAGTGCTTTGCGGCTCAACTCAGAGACAATCTCCTACTTAGGAGGTTCCCTCATTGAAGCACAAGACCCTGATGTACAGCTAGAGATTCTGGAGATGATTAAACAGCACTCTGCTTTTGTCATAGAAACTAGCACAAAAATAGTAAACAGAAAGTCCGGCAAGTTACGGGCAGTATAACAAGGAAAAACAATGACTGATAACGCAATCAAGGTGCCACAGTGGGCGCTACCAATCGCAGCAGCCGCTGTTAGCCTAGCTGTAGCTTGGGGTGTCCTACAGGCTAATACAGCCCACGCATCAGAAGACAGAGAGCGTATTGCCCAGATAGCGGAGCAAGCCGCAAAAAAGGCTCAGGAGAACGGGCAGGCACAGGCAGTGACGGAGCAGAAGGTGGAAGCAATAGTCAACTCTCTGGCTCGTCAGGAGAAGATTCAAGAGAAGACCAACGAGCAGATACAAGCCCTCGTACAAGCTCTCCTAGCCAAGTAAACTA